CGTAGTTTATGTTACTCTAGACCTTTTGGAGTAAAATCAGATAGCATAACAATGTTTCCTGAAATATCTGATTTCCAAATTATCATGTATGCAGAACCTGAATATCATTTTAATGTAGAACTACCTGATGGAACTAAAGCAGGTGTAGTTGCAAATAATAGAAGATTGATAACAAAACAAACAGAGTTATTAGATTTAATTTGGGAACAAACAGGCATATATCACGAGCCTTTAAAACCAAAAGATTTTAGAGCAAAGTTAACAGAGTTTAGAAAAAATTCTACTAAGATAACACCTCCTGCAGGCACGCAAATGGAAGATAGATTAAACGAAGAGCTATACCAATATTGTGTAAATGGACCTAGAGCTCAAAAAAGAATACAGATAAATACTGGAGCTTGTCTTACAGAAGAGGGTCATCATTTATTTAGGTTTAATTCTTTCTTAGATCATTTAGGATCTAGTTGGAAAATACCAGAAGAAAGAATAGCACAAAAATTAAAAGAAAAATGTAATGTTGAGTTTAGTCACTCATTAAATGTAGATGGTAAGACAGTAAAAGTTTGTAGAGTAAAACAATTACACATCGATAAAATAGAATATAAACCTGTAGAGAGAACAGAAAGTAATTATTAATGAGATATAAAGTTATAGGACCACCAGGTACAGGTAAAACAAGAAGATTACTAAACGAAGTGCAGAAATACGTAGATCAAGGAGTATCTCTTAGTAAAATTGGTTATTTTGCTTTTACTAGAAAAGCTGCAGGAGAAGCAAGAGACAGATTTTTAAAAATTAAAACAGAACTAACTAAAAAAGATATTAAATATTTCCAGACTCTTCATTCATTAGCTTTTAATCAACTAGGATTAAGAGAAGAGAATGTAATGCAAGAAGAAAATTATAAAAAAATAGGTGAGACTTGTGGCATACAAATTAAATATGCTTCTTATGAAACCAACAGCTGGAATGGTATTTTTACATCTGATAGTGAATATCTAAGTTTAATTAATTTAGCTAAAGTAAAAGAAATAAAAACATTAGAACAATTAGATCTTAATCAACACTTGTCTAAAATAGAAAGAGATAAGTTAGATGCTATTGATAAAGAGATAATTAATTACAAAAGCACTAAAGGCTTAGTTGATTTTAATGACATGATTGAAAAGTTTATATCTAAAAATAATATACCAGAGTTTAAAGTTATCTTTGTAGATGAAGCACAGGATTTATCACTAATACAGTGGTCTATGATTAAAAAAATAGAAGAAAAAACTAAATGTGATGTATGGATAGCAGGAGATGATGACCAAGCTATATTTGGATGGGCAGGTGCAGATGTAGATTCTTTTATAAATTGGGAAGCAGAAGAAATACCTTTAAAAAACTCAGAGAGAGTGCCGAGTAGTATACAGAAAATTGCATTAGATGTCATTAATAAAGTAAGAGATAATAGACTTGACAAAGAATATTATCCTAAAAAAGAATCTGGAGAAATATTAGAGAGATATAAATTATCTGATATAGATATGTCTACAGGTGATTGGTTAATTTTAACAAGAACAAAATCTTTATTAAAACCAGTGGCAACTTTATTAAAAAAGAAGGGTCTATTTTTTGAATCAGCTCAAGGGAATAGTGTTGGTAAAAATCTTTACGAAGATATAAAATATTGGGATAAATTAAAACAAAATATAGAACTTCCTGAAATCCAGCTGCAGAGAATAAAAGAAAGAATACAGGGTAAGTTTAATTTATCTTTAGAATGGTACGACGCATTTAATAAAGTTTCAGATAGTCAAAAAATTTATATGAAACTTTTACTATTAAATAATGAAGACACAACAAAAGATGCAAGAATAAAAATATCTACAATACATGGGGCCAAAGGTGGGGAAGCAACTAATGTTGTTTTATTTTTAAATGAAACAACGAATACAAAAAAAGGAGCTAAAAAATCTGTACAAAAACAAGATGAAGAATATCGTGTTTGGTATGTAGGTATAACAAGATCAATGAAAAATTTATATTTAATAAAATGTCAAAACAAATCAAAGGAGTTTAAAATATGAATCGTAAAAAAACATATGACAAATTAAAAAAAATGGGTGTTGTTAATGATGATGTTAAAGTTAGTGATCTAGAATCAATGTTTAAACAAGTTGGTGGTACACATTATATGTATATGGCTATTCAACCCGCAGAGTTTATTAATGCTAACAAATTGCTTTTTGCAGAAGGTAATGCTATAAAATATATATGCAGGCACTCTCAAAAAAGCGGAGTAGAAGACATAGATAAAGCTATACATTATTTAGAAATGATAAAAGAAAGAGATTACAAATAATGAAACCATTTATTTTTAAAGCACAAACGGAATGGGTTAAACCTACAGAGTTTCCTGACCTAAGATTTTGTGATGAGATTGCAATTGACTTAGAAACACAGGACCCTGACTTAATTAAAATGGGATCAGGTGCAGTTGTTGGTAAAGGTAAAGTTGTTGGTATTGCAATTGCAACGGATGGCTATGCAGGATACTTTCCATTTGATCATGAAGGCGGTGGTAACTTAGAAAAAAATAAAGTAATTCAATGGTTTACAGATCTTTGTGCGTCTGAGTCTACAAAAATATTCCACAATGCAATGTACGATATTTCATGGATTAGAGCCATGGGTATAAAAGTTAACGGAAGAATTGTTGACACTATGATTGCTGCATCTTTAGTTAATGAAAATAGATTTAGATTTGATCTTAATAGTTTGGGTTGGGATTACTGTGGTCAAGGTAAAAATGAAACAGAGTTAAATCAAATAGCAAAAGAATGGGGATTAAACCCTAAAGCTGATATGTGGAAATTACCAGCAATGTATGTTGGCAATTATGCTGAACGTGATGCAGAACTAACATTGGCGTTATGGAAAGTTATGCAAAAAGAAATAGTAGATCAAGATTTAGAATCTATATTTAATTTGGAGACTGATCTTTTTCCTTGTTTAGTTGATATGAGGTTTCTTGGGGTAAGAGTGGACGTTCAAAAAGCTCATACACTGAAGAAAAAATTAGCATTGCAAGAAGAAACATTACTCCAAAAAGTAAAAAAAGAAACAGGAATAGATACTCAAATATGGGCAGCAAGAAGCATTGCCAAAGTTTTTGAAAAATTAAATCTATCTTATGAACGAACTGAAAAAACATCTGCTCCTTCTTTTACTAAAAATTTTCTTTCTACTCATGAACATCCTTTAGTGCAATGTATATCAAAAGCTAGAGAAATTAACAAGGCGCATACAACATTTATAGACACTATTATAAAACATGAACATAAAGGTCGTATTCATGCTGATATAAATCAAATTAGATCGGATACTGGAGGAACTGTTACTGGCAGATTTTCTTATAGTAATCCAAACTTACAACAAATTCCTGCACGCAACAAAGATTTAGGACCGATGATTAGATCCCTATTCATTCCTGAGTCTGGTTGCGAGTGGGGGTGTTTTGACTACAGTCAACAAGAACCAAGACTAGTAGTTCACTATGCATCCCTAGATCAAGATTCAAGCGTCTTTAATGTTAAAGATGCATATCAAGCCGGTGACGCAGATTTTCATACAATTGTTGCTAAGATGGCTGACATACCTAGAACAGCAGCTAAGACAATTAATCTTGGATTGTTTTATGGTATGGGTAAAGCTAAACTACAAGCAGAACTTGGTGTATCAAAAGAAAAAACAGAAGAATTGTTTTCTGTTTATCATGAACGAGTTCCTTTTGTAAAATCTTTAACAAAATCTGTATCTAATAGAGCCCAGCAAAGGGGACAGATAAGAACTTTACTTGGTAGACTATGTAGATTTCATTTATGGGAACCAAATAGTTTTGGTATGCATAAGGCTTTACCATTTGAACAAGCTGTCCAGGAACATGGACCAGGCATCAAGCGTGCTTATACATACAAAGCTTTAAACAAATTGATACAAGGATCAGCTGCTGACATGACAAAAAAATCTATGTTAGAATTATATAAGGAAGGTATTGTTGCACANATTCAAGTGCACGATGAATTAGACATTTCTGTTGAAGATGATAAAAAAGCAAAACGTATAGTTGAGATTATGGAATCCGCAGTTGAATTAGAAATACCCAATAAAGTTGATTATGAAAAAGGCAGCAATTGGGGAGATATAAAATAATGTTTTTAATAAATACATACTTAGATAAAAGCAAGATACAAGGTGTTGGAGTTTTTTCTAAAGAAAATGTTAGAAAAGGACAAAAAATAAAAGAAGTAAGACCTGAGTTTGAGTTTAGATTTGACACAACAAACCTACCAAAAATGCCTTTAGCTTTGGCTAATTTTATTGAATCACATGGCTATGAAGACAGTAAAAAAGAATATGTTTTAAGTATTGATAATGAAAAATATTTAAACCACAGCACTGACCCTAGTGTAGATGATGACGGAATTGCATTAAAAAATATTAAGGTGGGCGACGAAATTACCGTGGATTACAGAGATTTTGATGATAGTATTGAATCATGGCTTACTTAAATGCAAA